TTCCAATCATCTGGATCAATCTCTATCCAACTCAGTGGATCATCGCTATCGTGGATCACTTCAATACGTTCCGCCAACTCCCTCCCCGCCGCGACGTGGGCTTCGAGGGTGGCGAGGCGGGCCTTGAGTTTGTTGTTCTCTATCGCAAGGGCGGTGCTTCCGGTAGCAACTGGCGTCCCCCTGATTGGCATTCCGTCGACTCGACCGATTGTGGTTCCGGCCTTCACGTGCCCGAGGGTCAGTTTCCCGATGTCTCTCATTGGATCTTCGTTGCTCATCACATTTCTCCGATCAGGATGGCGAGGTCGGACGTATCGACCACGCCGTCGTTGTTGAGGTCGCACACCGGGTTGTTTGTTCCCATCGCAATAATCATTATCGTTGCGTCGGCGGTGTCGATCGCGCCGTCGCCGTTGAGGTCGTAGAGCGGGTTGTAGATCGGGGCGGCGGCGATCGTTGTGCGCGTCAGGTGGGCTTGCCAGCCGGTCGAGCCCATCGTCGCGGTGTGCGACCAGAACACGCCGGGCGATGTCGGGTCGGCGTCGATCGAGTAGAACGCGCCCCAATCGGCGGGGACCGGGGCAGATGACGTTGCGAGGACAACGGGCGGGCGGAACTCGCCGGTGGGGTCGCCGGGGAACCGGACGGCGCGGATGACCGCGTGCCCGGTGCTGCTGCAAACGATGACCGCGTTCCCGCCGGCGTCGGCGGCGATGGCCGGGGTGTAGGTGTTGGCCCCGGTGTCGATGGAGCCGTGCTGCTCGAGGGCGACGGCCTGCCCGCTGTTGGGCCAGCCGTTGAGGTTGATTTCGTACCAGCGGACCACGGCGCGGTTGTCGTTGGTGATGGTGTGGGTGAGCCAGAGGGATTCCCCGACGATGCAGGAGGCTTGGAAGTCGCGCGTGCCGAAGCCCGCCGGCGGGTCGCTCTGCCACGGGATGTCGCAGACCGTGTGCGACCACGGCCATGATTGCGAGTCGTGCCGCCCGTTGATGCGGACGCGGCTGATCGAGCCGGAGTCGGCGGCGGTGAGGATCATTCGACCGTCGCCAGCCCCGCTCGCGGCGTTGGCGGCGAACCTGCGAGCCTCGTCCGATGCCTGCCCCACGCCGGGGTAGGCGGCGGGGTTGAACATGGTGTCGTTGGTGTACCAGAGGGCCCACGAACCGGCGCCGGTCGAGTAGTCGAAACTGACGTAGAGCCCGTCGCCGCTGACACCGATCGAGATGTAGTCGGTGGCGGTGTTGGGCATGTTGACGCGATCGCGGCGGACGAACCAGGAGTCATCGACGCCCCCAGCATCAGAGACGGCGAGCGCGACGTACTCGTCTGCGCCGTCACGCCAGAGGGCGGCGACGTAGTAACGGTCGGTGGTGGCGTTGTAGATCGCGCGGGCGTAGCGGGCGTCCTGCGGGGCGATCACCCACGGCCAGAGCGCGTCGAACGCGAGCCCGCCCATCCGCTGCCCGGTGGCCTTGCTGAACCAACCGAGTTCGCCGGCGACGGTGGCGACGACGTGGGCTGGACCCACCGCGAGGTCGGGCGACGGCATCGCCGCGCCATTGTCGGCGAACGAGGCCCACGTCGCGTCGGTCGCGGTCTGCGCGAGCGCCGTTGGGCTGAACACCGCCGGGACCAGCAGGAATCGCCAGAGTTTGGTCAGCAGCATGGTTCTTTCCTTGTGAGTGGGAGTCGGTCGGGGTCCGCGTCGGGATACCGCGCCATGATAACCTTGTGGTCAGTCCAGCAGCACGCCGCACCCGCTGACGGGCTTCGCGCGTTCGGGGATCACGGAAACGGACGACCACCGCCCGTTTTTCAGGCTGACGACGCGGAGTTCGCAGGGGCCGTACTTTTTCCACAGGTTCTTTTTCATGCGGAATACGGCGGTTTCGGCGCCTTTGACATCGACGAAGTATGCGCACGTCGGCTCGACCACGAAGAAGTCCGGCTGGTAGATCGTGTCCGCGCCGAGCCTCAGCCTCGGCTGCGGCATCCACCACGCGACTTCGCCGTTGGCGGTGAGCAGGTCCAGCATCTCGGCGTACTGCGCCTCGGCCTTCGACGCGAACGTGATGCCGCGATACTCGGTGCGGACGTTGCGGTACTTGTTGTGCTTCTTTTTCATAGCCCCTTCTTCGCTGCGGCGAGGGCGTCGATATAGACTTGGGTGATTCGCTTCTGCTCCGCGAGTTCCGCTTCAAGTTCTTTGACGTGGCCTGCGGCTTGTGTGATAGCGATCCTAAGATGAATCGTGTCAATGCCGGACGTTCTTTCGATGTGCAGCAGGGTCTCCGGCACCCATCGCCGCAGCGTTTCCAGGATTGTCATTGGTCTGTCTTCAAGCATGGTGTCTCCTTCGTGTCGGGGCCGTCGAGGTGGGCGAGGATGTTTTTCCAATCATCTGGATCAATCTCTATCCAACTCAGTGGATCATCGCTATCGTGGATCACTTCAATACGTTCCGCCAACTCCCTCCCCGCC